GTAGAAAGCACCAACCATACCCAATATCTCTGCGTAGATAAACAGGAGGAAAAGATCGGCGAGTGCCATCTTACCCTGTCCTGCAAACATAGCAACGATATCGTATCCAGCTGCCCAGACCGTGCCTGCTACAATGAAAAGAAGGAGTGCCTTCTCAATATGCATGATGCCTTCGCCGACACCATGTTTAATTCTGTTCTTATTGATCATCGTCTTTCACAAATACGCCATCAACCATACGACCTGTACGATCTTTGATGTCGTTCCATGCATGTAACAAGCACTCTTCTAAATTTGTGCCGTTACGTTCCGCAATATTTATAAGCACAACCATGCAGTCTCCAATATCATCTTTGATATCTTTGCCCTTACATACGTTGTCGCTCAACTCACCAACTTCTTGAATCAGTTTACATACCTGATCTTTGTCAGTAGCACCCCAGATCAAGTTACGATCGTGATGCCATCTTGTTACTAAATGCATTAACTCTTTCATAAAGTTTCCTCATACCAATCAAAATTTATAAATGATTTTTCTTTCCAAGTTTCTGGATGTTCATTGCGTTCTCTTGCCATCTGTAATAATTGCTCAACATTATCCCAAGTGCGTGGGTGATATATGAACCATTGATCATATTCAACTTTTTCTAGACCATCTATAATTCTAATTTCTCTAGACATCCTTGCTGGAGCAGTAGAACAATTTGGGCACATTATTCTTTCATACTTCGTCATCAACCTTTCTACAAAAACTCTAGATCCGCCATGTATGTTTACGAACTCTTCATCATAACCTCTAGTGCTTAGGAAATCTTTTTTCCTAATAGCATAGGTATTGTATTCTATGGGTTCTACTTTATATGCACTGGCAGGATATGCGCCAGACAAATCAGGGGAAGAAGAAGTATCGAATGAAAATCCTAAAAAGGTGTTCTCTGGTAAATTTTCAATCTGCTTTTTTGCTTCTAATAAAAAGTTCTTATCAAACTTCATATCAACATCTATAAGAAGCACCCAATCGCTTCTCGCTTGTTGTACACCAAGATTACGGCATCCATGAGCATTAAAACCTAAGTTCTCAGACACACGAAGAATTCTAAATTTATTTTTTATAGAAGGATCAAGATTATCAGATAATATTGTTTTTGCGTGTTCAACTTCTGATCCATCATCTACAATAATAACTTCATCAACTAGATCAAAGCAATCTTGAGCAATGTATCTTTTTAATTGCTCTTCATCTTCAAAGTATGGAGTAACGATACTTAACATCGTTTACAATCCCTCATACGAATTAGAGTATGCCCATTTAATAGCAGATGTTGCTTCAAGTTCCAACGGACGGTTCTTATACCAGTTACCAGTCTCCAAATCTAATTCTTTACACATTTGAGCAATCTGGTTTGCTGTGATGGGATAACCTGCCTTCACTGCATTACAAGCAGTCGCCACCATGATACGATACATCTGATGGTACCAACCTGTGCCAGAAACTGATTTATAATCTATTGCCATTTTATTGGGAAAGAAGGGGCAGTCCAAGTATCCGCTCCAAGTCACGTTGGTGTTAGTCAGATTGTTCTTACGATGCTCAATGACTGACTCTTTAATTTCTTCGGGCAATTCATCAAGCAAAGCATTACCAGTTTTTTCTTGATAGGGGAACTCTCTTAGGAGATCATCCACGCCAATTGGAATCCCAGAGTTAACATGGAAAAAATTATGAGCGCCTGCATATCTCGCTGGTATATAGTACATACGCGAAGAATCTTTTGTCTGCTTGTCTCCGAGATCGCCGATGGATTTATTAAGAGCATACCAGAACTGCTTAATTTCTTCTCCTTTAACTCTTCTCGCCAGATCGAATACAATCCGGAATTTAATCTTTTCTGGCGTAGAAGAAGCAGTACTGTACACGACAATATTATTATCTCTAAACCTATCAAGTATTGCATCAATTGTTCCTTCATAATCGTCAACGTCTACACATGCCCAGTTGCCCCAGTATTCGACATTTCTGTTTGCACGTGTTGTCCCCTGTTTATACACAGCAGGGGATATTAGTTCAGCATCCTTCTTGCCCGCAAGAGGTTGCTCTGATAGTTTTTCAAGAAGATAAACAAATGAATCCCAATCAGGCATCTTCAGATACCTGTGAGTTTTGTTATCAAATGCGTTCTTGAAAATAGTTAGTTCATACATAATGCAGATAAGTAGTCAGAATGTATTTGTTCTCAGAAATACAGGGTTCTCCGCGATGAGGGAACATCCACATTGGAGGAAAAACCAATGCCTTGCCCTCTTCAGGAGAAATTATTCTCTCTTGTTCTCCTATTGTAAAAATTGTACGCCCACCTTCTTGTATAGTATTCAAATAAAACTGTAATGCCAAAACTCTTCTTGCCGATTCATAGTCAGTAACATCTACATGCCAGTCAAATCTATCTTCTGTATTTGCTTCATACTGTTTAATTCGAAACTGTTCCATGCCATTTACTTCAGGCAAATATGGGTACTTAGAGCGAGTAAAATCTAACAGACCAACGATACGTTTCATGATCTTTTCTTGTAGTTCATATTTTATCTGGTGCTGCGTAATGTTTAATTGAGTAAATGTCGGTAATCCAACATTTTCTACTCTTTCGTGTAGGTCGCTGTTTGCATTGAAACACAATATTAAATCTTCACACCAAGATCTCTCCAAGAAATTGTCATATTCTTGTATCATTTCTCAAACCTTTTAATGATGGTTGATTTTAAAATGTCTTCAAGTTTGTTTTCAGTTACATTCCAGACAACAATTCTATCGCTGTTTGGATTAACTGGCCAATTCCAATCTTCATACTCAATGACTTTCTCATCACCAGTTTTCCAATGTTTGAAACTGATATATTTTTTAGTGTTACTCAAAGAAATCCTCCAGGGAAACTGTTTGTTCCTCGTTCCAACCAATCGCTTCAAGGACAGGACGAACTACCGCCAAGAATGCCTTATCAAATTGAGAATCATAATCAATGTATTTGTGTAGTCCAAACTCTTCAGGGAGAAAATCGTAGAAGGCAATGATATTTTCTCTGATAGGATTCTTTTCATCAAGGTAGAGAAACTTGATCTTCTCACCATCTTTTATTATATTATACCTGCGATCCAATCCTTTGTCAAGTAATAATTTGTTATACAAAAGAGAACCGCGCACGTGGATCGGACACCCTTTCTTGTATACCTCCTTGGCATCTTTCCACTTGCCCACGTCAGATACTCCACGAGGGAAAGCGATCTCATGGGGATCAAGTGTACGAAAGTGTGATCTGAATATCTGTATCGCCTTTTGAGTTTGTGCTTCGGTTCCGGTTATCATCACCTTGAACAGACCTTTCAACGCATCGCGACAAGAGGCGGGAGTAGATGACTTGACTGCCTCAATACCCATTATCTTTAGTTTGGGTTTAGCATACTGTACACCCTCGCTGTTATGAACGTTGAGAATGTATCGCTTCTTCGCTGTCCAGATACCTGCGTCGGCGATCACTTCGCGACCCATTACCATCTTGTTCTCATATGCATTCATATACTCAGCGAGTTCACCGTAGGATTTCTCGAACAGCGGTTCAAACTTCTCCTCACCGATCTGCGACAACACCTGTACAGTCTGTTCGGTATCTGTTAGTCCCATCTTCTCGACGAGAGGACCAAAGTTCACATACACAGAATCCGTATCAATCGCAATAACATAGTCAACATCCTTCGTTTCGAGGATATTGTTCATGTACTCGTTCACTGCTTTCTCTGCCCAGCGAATAGACAACTGGCCGGACATGGTAATCGCTTCTGCCATGCGAATGTCATAGTAACGAAACCACCTGTTGCCAAGCGCACCATAAAGCGAGTTCATCATAATCTTGATCGCCATTTGCTGAGTGTCAAGTTTTGTTACAGTTTTACCAGCGTTTTTATCGCCTGCCTCAACCTTTGACTGTAACCCCAGCATATCTTTCTTGATCTGTTTACGTTCAGCATACAAACCATCAATCACTGCTGGAAGAACACCACGAAAGTCTTTGGAGAAATGTACACCGTTGGCGGCGATACAGTCATGGGGTGACTTGCTCTCAGGTCGCTGGCGAACGAGACAGTTATCAACAGTGACGCCAGAGGTGCGTGTACTTACTATAGTCTCTGGTGACATATTGTACTGCATAATCAAGTGAGGATACAGACTATTCAGATCAAACGAGATAACCCATGAGTGGCGACCGATATGTGGCGACTTAACAAAACCGCCACCAAACTCAATCTTCATGTGCTCTTTCTTTGGTGGCACTACAATTTTACGTTTGCAAAGTTCACGATAGATGTAAGTATCCCATAACTGCGTTGTCCCGAATGCCTCCTGGTAGTTACAACCACCCTTGTACGCGATGGTCATAGCAAGGTCAATCAAACCCATCTTCTCGTCGATGCGTTCAACCAACTGTACGTCTTTGATGTTATAGTCGATAAACTTCTGATAATCTTCTTTGTACAGCGTGTACAGATTACCGTGTTCCTCGTAGGATAGTTTCTTCTCGCCGAGTACAACGTTCGCGATATGATCTAGTTTGTACGACTCCTGCACTCCATAAGAGTACACGCCAAACTTTTGAAACAGATCCCAGTAATCAAGTTGTTCGATGCCAACCAACTCATAGACTTGTTGCTTTTTACCCTTCAGACTTATTTCTTTCTCTCGCACTATACTCCAGGGAGACATTTTTTTATATGCATCACCGCCAAGCATATTATTGACGCGATTGATCAGATACGGGATATCGAACAGTCGAACGTTCCAACCTGTTACGACATCAGGGCAGGTATCTTTGCCGCTCCAGAAACCAAGGAACTTGAGGATAAGATCTAATTCGCCGTCACACTTAATAAACTTGATATGTTCAGGGGCAACGTCGATCTGAGTTTTTTCAGGATCATACTTATCTTCAAGTGCCCACACAAAGAAGTCGGGGCGACCATGATACTTGAGGCAGATAGATTGTACTTCCTTCTCCGCTCGCTCGGGTTCAGGGAATCCATCATCGGACTCAACCTCGATGTCGATATTGGCCACGAGAATTTGAGCAGGGTCATAGGTTATTTCGTTGGGATAATGCTTTTGTATGTACTGTGCAGCAAAGTTATTG